AGTCCCCCGGACTCCGTATGGCCGTAATCGGGGCAAGCGGTTATTCCGCGCCGGAATGTATGGATTTTCTGCTACGGTACGTCAAGAAGCGGGGGGAAGCCGAACTCTCCAAGGTGAAGGGAGGTTCCAATGCCAAAGCAAAAACCAAGCGCAAGAAGCGATGATAGAAATCTCCTTATTGCTATTGTTGGCTTGGTGGCTTTTTCTGCTGTAGCCGCCAGCGCCACCGCCTACATCTGCGGGTTCGTCTTGGACAGTTTCCAAGACACCAACGCCATGGTGATGCTCATCACCGACGCCGGGACTAAATCCGACGACAAGAACCTTGAGAAGAACCTGTCCTCCGCCACCCTCGCGCTCAAGGCTTGCCGTGACCTTGGCCTTGCCTTGGCGGTCGGATGCGCGGGATGCGGCGTGGCGGTAGGCTTGAGGCTCTGGAAGCAGAAGGACGATTAAGCCTTCGTGCCTTGGTAGTACAGGGCGGCGCCCACCTTCATGGGCTTGATGATTCCGTTGGTAATCATCGCCTTCACCAAAGCCTCCGCTTGGTCTTGCTGAAGCGAGTGTTCCCCCGTCAGTTCCTCCAGCAACGCCTTGCGGCTGATGCTCGGCTTCGTGGCGAAGTGAGCGTACTGCTCCCCAACCTTCAGCAACTGGAAGCCCATCGCCATCGGCGCCATCTCCCAGAACACCCGGTCGTCCGCATGCTTCAACTTCAAGGTCAGCGTAGGCTTCCCGTCCAGCGTCCGCATCCCAGCCTTCTCCCCGCGCTTCGTGAGGTTGAACGAGAAGATGGGCTTGTCCTTGGACTCCCGTCGGATGTTGAGGACGGCGCGCACGTAGTTCACCAAATGGCTGGAACCCGTACCGCTGTACATCAAGTCCGAGAAGGTCTGTCCGTCCGTCACTTCCTTCGCCTTGGGCTTGCCTTCGTGGTGGACGAGGATCGCCGCGCAACCCGTCTCCTTGAGCATAGGGTCTAGCAACGCGCGGCACCAATGGTTCACCGCCTTGCCCTCGTTGATGTCGTCGCCCACGAAAGCCGTGATGGGGTCGATGATGACCACATCCAACTTGTGCCGCACGATGACTTTGCGGACGAGGTCGATGAAGTCCTTGCCCATCTTCGACGACTCGATGAAGAACTTTAGGTTCGACACGCAGGCTTCCTTCTCCTGCGGCGTCAGCCGCATGGACGAGTAGATGCCTTGGAAAGACTCCGCCATGTCGCCGATGTCCCCTTCCGATTGGAACAAGCCCATGCGTAGCGGACGGCGCGGCGGGATGCCGAACAGTTCCCGACCGCAACCCCACGACATCATCATCTGCTCCGTGAAGGACGACTTGCCGATGCCGGACTGCGCCGTGATGAGCAACGTCCCCGACTTCTGAAGCCAGCGTCCATGGCCGACCAAGGTGTTCGGGTCGTTGGAAAGGTCGAAGTTCTCCAACGTGGCGAAATCCACCTCGTCCGGGAAGTCCTGTCCATCGCGCCAAGCGATGAAGGCATCCCAGTCCTCCGCGCCCACGTTGAACGCCACGATCTTCTGCTCCTTGTCCCCACGAAGGACTCCCCCCAGTCGGCTCCAGCGCGAGGGGTTCTTGTTCTGCGGGTCTGGCTCATGGTCGGACAGGTACTCGTAGATGGCGTTGCGGCGCTCCTCCCATTGGGCCTTGTCCACGGCGTCCACCTTGACCCAAGCGTGGACAGACTTGCCGCCAGACTCAACTAGCAGGCTGATGGGGAGGTTTGACTGCTGGAAGATGGCGACCTGCTCGTCTCGGCTCTTGCGGTCGAACTCGACCAATACATGGCGATAAGACGACACGGCGGCATCCGTCCCGGTGTGATCGTCCTTGGTGAATGGGTTGATGCGAATCCAAGCCCCCTGCTCCGTCGCCTTGAAGTATTCCTTGCGCGGGGCGTCTGGCCCGAAGAACTTGGTCAGCCAGTCCGCGCGCGTGAGGAAGATGCCCTTCGACGCCGGGAACCACTTGCCGTCCTCCGTCTGCCCAGCCTCGTTGGTGATGCAGACAATGTCCTCATCCTTGAAGCAGTTCAGCAGGACGTCGGCGGTCGAATAAGGGGTCTGGGCTTCGATGGACTCCGCAACGACCTTGGGGTCGAAGATGAAGCGACCATTGGCGCCGACCTTACGCTCGCGCCCCTTGGCCAACCAGCCCTTGGGACGCTCATGCGTCTTGACGTAGGCGTCGTTCAACTTGTGGCGGAGTTCCTTCTCGTTCCACGGCGGGGAACAATGGGTCTGGTTCCACTCGTTGAGAAGCCCCCATGCGTCGTCGTAGCCAAGGTCGAAGCCGTTGGCGAGGATGCTGGCGGCGCGGTAGGTCGCAGGATGCCCGCCTTGGCCGCTGATGGCGGCAGGCAGTTTGGCGAGATAGGCGCGCGCGCCGGAGATGCGATCTGTGATGGTCATTTGGCTTTGGCGTAAGATACCTTGAAACCGTATGGTGCAAGGCGGACGATGTTGTACTCAACCCATTCTGTCGCCGTATCCCAGTCCCATTTGTGCATCTTCATGCAGACGTCGATGAGCAGGTAATAGTTGTAGGTGTGGCAACCGTCCTTGCTTGTGCGGACGATGGCTTTCTTGAAGTCCTTGTGAGGCTCCAGTTTGATGAAGTTCTTGGTCATTTGAATCAGTCGTTTGAATCTACGAGTTCCATCCCGTATTCGTTTATGCCATCCGGAATGACAACATCTTTCTTCCTAATCATCTTGTTGGAACGAAAAGGATCGTAGTTCACCTCATGATGCCATCTTCCGTATCTAAATACAAGCCGTGACACATCCGGGTAAGTATCAACAAGCATCTTGGACTTAGGTAGGGTTCCTTCCTTCGCGTAGAAATCTGCCGTGTTGCCGCCCTTCACCGTCTGCGTAGCGGCTTTGTTCTGAAGGAAACATTGGAACAAGACCGTAGCCCAGCCGTCCTTGAGCATGTCCAGCGACAAGATGGTGTCCTCGTTGTACCTACCCCTCCATCTGTAAGGAATGTCATTCCTTATCAAGAGAACAGAATAGATGCGAGTGTTTAGCCTGTATGGAGCCTTCTCACGCCTTCCACCACCCGCAAAGAATCGGTACTCAAACCCTGCTTGCCCGATGTTCTCGTACCTATCCACGAAATCCTCTGATGCCCTAAAGATTCCGCCGGACTCGCAACGGATGCGCTCATTGTTGTTCAGCCTTACAAATCCGTTGATGTTGTCGTCCATCACCCAATGCCAAGCGGCTCCGATGGAGATTGAATGATGCCAACAGAAGTTTCTGGCGGCTCCGGGCCCTTTGCTTTTGGAGTTTCCCAAATCATCAAGGGTCTCGTATTCGTCTTGGAACTTCTTATCCAAGACAAGAATCTTCTTCGGGTCTATGACTTCGGAATACTGTTTGTACTCCTGTTCTTCTACCGTGATGTAGTATGGGACGTTCATCTTCTCCAAGGACTTGGCTGTAAGCCTGCTTTCCCATCTCCCCTTGGATACTATATAGATCGGATACTTAGGCTTCATCCTTGTACATCTTGGAGGTTCCCTTCGGCTTCACGGGGAAGAAGAAACTCTTGGTGTTGGGGGTGATCTCTCGACCTACAAGGATTCCGAAAGCCTTCATGTCATCCCAATTCTCGAAATGAACGATGACTGACTTCTTGGATTCCTTATCCATCTGTATGAACTCCGGCATCCCAATCCATTCCTTCTTCCAGTCGTGTTCGTCGTCTGGATTGTCGAACTTGAAATCTTCTTTCATGATGTGTTATTGGTGGCTTTTTGTTTTTTGTTTATGGCAAATAGTACGTCAACCGTAAAAAGAAAGGATAGTGATGCGACCTTCGACCACCTGCCGCAACCTCACGACCTTGACCATCTTGTTCTTCACCGCCTTCTTCAGCAGGCGCTCCGTGTTCGACCGTCCCATCTTCCAGAGTTTGCCGTACTGCTTGATGGTCATGTAGCCGGGCGGAACCTTGTCCACCTCATTCTGGCGCTGGCGGTGCAGTTGCTCCAGCAACCGCTGGGCCTTCAGAGCGGGAGTTTCCATTTGTCCCCCCCGTCGTGGATGTGCAGTTGCGGATGCAGTTCGGTTTCGCAGTACTCGCCATAGGCGAACCCCTGCGACCATGCCAACGTGGACTTGCGTGTGTTTGCATATTCCATAGCCCCCCGGCGGGTCAGCGTCCCAACCGATATGCCGATGGATTTGCGGAACGTGCGCCCAGACTGGATACTGGCCTTGTGCGTATGGGCGAAAATCACGTTGCCGTAAGTCTCGGCCATGTCGCGCGCCGAGTTCTCGTTGTAGATAGTCCCGTGGGTGAACACGAAGTTGCCCAAGGGTACCGCCTGCCAAATCCCGGTGTAGGGGTACAGTTGGGCATGCAGTTTGAGGGCGGTCGCCTCGATGGCCTCGATGGTCGTCTCCGCCGCCATCGCCCGCAGTTGGTTGTGGCTATGGCGATCACGCCACAAGCGCGCCTCATGGTTCCCGCAGAGGATGCGGGTGGCCTTGATGCGTTGGAGGAACTCGATGCCCCCCAGCAGGTCGGGCTTGATGGGGTCGCCTTCACCTCCGGCGCCGCCCATGAAAGCCGACATGTCCGTGAAGTCCCCAAGGTGGATGACCTCCGTGGGCTTGTAGCCCTTCATGAACCGTTCCACCGCCGCCAGCGCCTTGGGGTCGGCGTAGATGCCGTGGGAACATCCGACGGCGACGAACCGCTTCCAGTTGCGGACGATGTTAGCCACGGAGTTTGGAGAGGATTTCGTCCTCGTAGGCGGGAGGTTGGTAGCCCTTCGGGCGCGGGATGCGTTGGTCGAGCAAGGTCAGTATCTTCACCGCTTCCTTGGGGGAGAAGGAAATGTAGGTGTTCTTGCTGATGCCCACGGCGAACTTGTGCCGGAGGGTCTTGAGGGCGTTGTACGCCATCTTGTGTTCGTATGGTTGGCTCATCGGTTCAGAAGGTTGACGTTTGAAAGTTCGCCGTTGTGGAGTTCCCAGAACTCGACGTGGGATCGCTTGAGCGTAGGGAGGACGGTACGCTTCCACTTGGACATCTCCTGCGCGAACTCGTCCTTGGAATAGGCCACGAACTCCGGGTTCTCGACCTTGCCGCCATCCAAGATGACGAGCAGGGAACGGCAACGGCGCGGCATCTTGTGGACGTACTCGATGAGGCGGATGGGGGGCTTACGCATTTTTTTCAACGATGGCTTGGAGTTTGGCAATTTCCTTTCGGAGTTCGATGTTCTCATTGGTCAGTTGTTCGATGCGGTTCTTGTCATGCACCGCATTGTAGCGGTAGCGCGCAATCACCTCGGCGAGTTCTTCGGGGGTCATGGTGTTATCGGGAAGTCATGCGCCAGTCCTTGCTGATGGCGTTTCCAGCCTGCTCAAAGGTCATGCGGTCGGCGTTGCGGAAACCGAACTGGATGAGTTTGCGGACTTGCTTCGGCGTGGCCAACCCAGCGCGCTGGCGGAAATAGAGGCGGGAGATCATCCAAGAAGCCTGCTCAAACGTGACGTCCTTGGAGGCATAGACCTTGAACCTCTCCAGTTCGGACTTCTGGGACGCCGTCAGAGGGGTCTGGCTTTCGGCTGGAGGCAGGATTAGCCCAAAGCAGGAACAAGCCACGGACAGGTCAATCAAACCCTTCTCACGGGCTTCCTTGGCGGCGGCGCGCTTCTCCTCGGCGGCGATGCGGTTGAGGATGTTCTGCTCGGCGTCCCGGTCTGCCATCTCGGCGGCGCCAAGGACGTCGTGGCTACCCTCGACCTGCTTCATCTTGGCGAAGGGGTTGGTCGTGAAGGCGTCGGCGGGCTGGAAGGTGTGGTCGCCCGAAATCCACATCGGGTCGAGGATGAGGCAATCGGTCTTGCCGGGGGCGGTGCGGAGGCCGCGCCCAATCATCTGGCACCACATGGCGCGGGACTGCGTGGGGCGAAGCAGGACGACGCAATCGGTTTCCGGGGCGTCGAAGCCTTCGGTGAACAGGTTGACGTTGCAGAGGAACTGCACCTCGCCGCGCTTGTACATGTCCACGATGCGCTGGCGGTTGTAGGGGTGCATCTTGGCGTCCACGTCGGCGGCGGTCTGCCCATGCTTGCGGAGCAGTTCGGCGAACTTCTCGGACAGTTCGACGTCGGGCAGGAACACGATGGCGCGCTTGCGATCCCAGCGGCGGAACTCCTCGATGACCGACACCGCCACGGCTTCCATCGCCTCGTCGTATCCGCGCATCCGAATCATGGACAGTTCCACGGGCATCTTCTGCGCCATCGGACGGACGAGGTGACCCTGCTCGATGAGGGTGCGGATGGCGATGTCGTAAGCCAGCGAGAAGCCCACGTCCTCAAGTTTCTGCCTGTCCATGCGGTCGGGCGTGGCGGTCACGGCTACCTTCGGCCCGGTGAACAACTTGCAGAACCCAGTCCACGAAGTAGCCACCGCATGGTGGGCTTCGTCGAACACGATGAGCGCGCTCGCCTTGTCGGCGTCGGGAATGTCGGAGAAGTCCGTCGTAAACACCGAAGCGACGTAGGCGTTGTCGAGGATGCCGAAACGCTCCATCGTGGCCTTCGCCTGCGAGAGCAATTCCTTGCGGTGCGCGACGAACACGACCTTCTTGCCGGGATTGGCGGACATCCAGCGCTTCATGATTTCCGAAGCGATGACGGTCTTGCCAGCCCCGGTCGGTGCGATGACCAAGGGGTTGACTCCGCGCTTGAGGAAATCAATCGCCGAGGTGACGGCGGCTTCTTGGTAGTCTCGGAGGTTCATATCGGTGGCGGACATAGGGATACCCATCCAAGCCAACAGCACAAGCACAAAAAAAGGGGGGCAACCTGCCCCCCTGTACCTGCCATGCGAAATGCCTTTAGAACGGGTTGCTGTCCGGGCCAGCGGGCAGGCGGGCGAAGAACACCGCCTCAAAGCCCTCCCCCTTCGTGCCGTCCTTCTTGGTGTAGGTCTTGGCGCGCACGTCCACCGACAGGTAGCGGTTCTGGGCGCGGCGCAGGAACTTCTCAAAGACGGACTCCGTGATCTCGACTTCGCCAGCCGCCATGTACTCCTCGATTTCCGACTGGATGGCGGTAGCCGCCACGAAGCCGTTGAGGCGGCTGTACTCGCCGGACTTGTCAGCCTTGGTCGAGAGCATGCCCGTGACCTGCTCGCCGTCCTTGGTCGTGAACGTGATCTGGGCGTAGTAGTCGGCGGACTGGGTGTAGGCGAACTTGAGGCTCGCCACGCTGGCTTCGTAGATGCCGGGCTTGGTGACCAAGTTGGCGCGTACGGGATTGGGATTGAACTTGAACGACATGATGTGTGTTTGGTTTGGGTGGGTGGAAAGGATTAGGCGTCAACGGAATCAGAGAGCGCCCACTTGGGCAAGGACAAAGTTTGCGGCGTCGAGGCGTATCCCGGCCACGTCCCGTACAGGTTGCAATCCCCGTAGATGGCGCAGGCGGACACCATCAACGCGCGCCCAGCCTCGATGGTCGCCTCGTCCAACTTGTAGACGGCGTGGGCATAGGGGGCGGTCTTTTCGACTGCCACGATGTAGAACTCCGTCGCGCCCGTCAGTTGCATGTAGAACGCCGCTTGCAGGTGGTACTTGTAGTTCGCCACGTCCTTGGCGAAAGCCTTGGGGCTGGCGTCGGTGGTCGTCTTGACGTCCACGACGATGGCGCCGTCTGGCTTGACCAGAACGAGGTCGGGGCGACCCTTGATGTTCACGCCGCCGAACTTGGCGGTGTAGGTCTGCTCGACCAAGCGCGCGGCTTCAAAGCCCTTGGCGATGGTTTCGATGCCGACCTGCGCGGACTCGGCGACGGCGAGGATTTCGTCCATCTCGTCCTTCTTGACGCACTCCTCCGTGGCCTTGAGCGTGGCGGTGAAGGCTTCGTAGATCGCCTTGCCTTCCTTCGTGCGGCGGTCGCACTCCGGCAGGACACGGACGGTCTTGTCGAACACGTCGGGCTGGAGGGACGCCAAGTGGACGAGGCGACCCATCTTGAGCGCGGCGGTGTCCTCTTGCTCGGCGGTCAGCCACGCCTTGTAGTGGGCGGCGGACTTGAGGATTTGCTTGGCGCCGGAGTAGTTCAGCGCGCCAATCTGTTGGTATTCTTCGTGGCTCATATCAGTTGATTTCGTCGAAACGCTTGGCGTCACGGATGTCCGCTTCGTTGCGGAAATACAGGACGGAAACGAAGCAGATGGTAAGCAACGTTCCGATGCAGGTGAAGAACAGGAACATCCTGTTCATGGTGATCTCGTCGATGGTGATGGTCATGGTGGTGGGAAATTAGATGGCGTTTTCGTATTCCGCCTTCACGGCGGCGAGGAAGGAACCCCCGCGCTTCGGGTGCGACAAGGTCTTGGCGAGGTCAGACGGAATGTCTGCCCAACCTTGGGCTTCCGTCAAGTGCCCGACTTTGCGGAGGACTCGGACGGCGGCTTCGCGCTGGAACTCCGGCACAAGGTCGTCGAGTTCCATGGCGACCTGCAAATTGCCACGGCTGGTCGGCGCGGACGATGCGTCCATCTCCTCGACCGTATAGGTGCCGAAGGATGCCTCCGGGGCGACGAGGCGGACGCCTTCGCCGACGGCACGTGCGGTCAGCATGCGGCGGGGCCACTTCTTCCAGTTGTCCTTCATGGTCTTGCCGTCCGCCATCGTGGCGGTGCCGTTGGCGACGTACTCCTCGATGCTGGCGACGATGCGGACGGTGTTGCCGTTCTTGCTGAAGTCGGCTTCGACCAACTTGTCGGTGCGCGTGATCCACGTCACGGTGCCGCCCGACTGGTGGAACTTGGCGAGCAGGGCGTCGGACTTGATGGCCAACTGCCCGTTGATGAAGTGGTAGGTGCGCGCCAGTTCCAGCGGGGACTTGCGTTCAGCCAAGCATTGCATCGCCAGCACCTCGCCCTGTTCGGGCTTGGTGATGCCGAAGATGCCGGACTTGAAGATGGAGTTGCCCAAGACCTTGATGGCCTCCATCGGGTTGCTGATGCGGTCGTAGACGGCGATGTTGCCGAGTTCCTGCGGTGCAGGCGTGGGGATGATTTCGTTGCTCATGGTGGGTGGTGGAATCAAAGGTTGTGCTGGCGCGCGTGAGCCAGCAAGCAAAATGCGTCTGCCGTCTTGAGCGTCACGGTGTTGAGGGGGAAGCGACGTTGGGCTTCCGCCTTCAACTTGTTCTTCCACTCGCTCGTCGTCGAGTCGCCCTTGGTGCCGACGCCCATGGTCTTTTGCCAATCCTGCGGACGCACCAGCACGACGGGGTAGCCCTTGCCCGTGAAGTAGCCCTCCAGCCAGCCGCAGGACTTGCCCAACTTGAACGCCGCCGAGGACGGGATGACGCGCCCGACGAAGGGCGGCACGTTCTCAAGGATGACGGTCGTGTTCAGCGGGAAGTGCAGATCGACGAGTTCGTCGATGTCTCCCGACGTGACGGTGTCGGCGTTGTTGAACACCCAGCCGCCAGAGGCGCCGGGGTCGATTGCGAGGTAGAACTTCATACGGGTAGAATCTTGGCCTTGATGTATTGGTTGGCTGGATACCGTTTCCCGCCGCGCGGGGACGGCGGCAGGACGATGCCCTGCTTCTTCGCCGCCCAGCGCACAGCCGAAGCCGTCACGCCCTTCGCCTTGGCGATGTCCACAGCCGTCATGTGGCTGTTGAACTTGACCGTGGCGAGGACGTAGCCCCATCCGGCGTAAGGCTTACGCTTTCGGGATGTTGAGTTTGTACTCACTATCGACTTTCCGGATTGAGATGTGGTTGAATCCATAGGCTTTGGCTATCTGCTTTCTGGTCATTCCCTGCTCGGCGGCAAGCATAACCTTGTGCTTGATGTCGCCGTAGGGGTGGGCCAACTTGACGTAGGGGAACTTGATGCCGTTGCGGTACGCGCAGTTGTTCACGGCGGCGCGGCTGATGCCATGCTTCTTGGCGATCTCCGTCATGGTCAAACCTGCCTTGAACCCGGCGACGACGGCTTCCTTTGTCTTGCCGTAGCCGATGGTGTTTTCTCCGCGCTGTTTCATCGCTTGGCTCCCTTCAGTTTGATCATGCGTTCGTGCGTCATCCAGCCCTTGCCTTCGACGTAGCCGCGCGCCACGGCGGTCACGGTGTCGCCGTTCCTTGCGATGACCAGCGAGCAATCTTCGTGGTCGTAATGTTCGTTGGTGATCTCGGTGTAGGCCATGTTCTCCATCCAGTTGACGATGATGTTGTCTGCCCAAGCCTCAAAGCCAAGGCGGTCGATTTGGGCTTTCATGGTTGGCCTTTCTGGAGGCGCGCCTTGGCGGTTTCGAGGAAAGCGGCGCGAAGCACCTCGTCCTTCGTCACGTCCATGCGGATTTGAAGCAGTTCCTCGCTGACGTGGGCAAGACGGGCTTTGAGTTCCTCGTAGTCGCTGTTGAGGATGTAGGCGCCATCCGGGTCGGCTTTCATCGTGCAGTAGTAATGGACGCCGTGGTTGAGGGCGACCATGTTGAATCGTTGTGGTCGGCTCACGACTGCTTGCCCTCCTTGGCGGTTTGGAGTGCGTAGTGCAGTCCTTGAATGTCCTGCAAAGCAATCTTGTGGCTAGCCCACAGCAAAGTTCTGTCCTTGTTGATGGTTTCGTAGTCCTTGGTCAGCCGCTCGACCTCGGCCTTGAGGCGGGCGATGGTATCCTTTGACTGCTCGGCGGCGTAGAGGTAGGCGGCGGTCATGTCGCGCTCGTCTCCTTTGCGGAGCCGCTCGACCTCTGCCTTGAGGCGTTCCACGGCGGCAAGGTGCGTATGCCTAGGCATCCATTC